CAGCGGAGCGTTTGCCGACCCTGGATTCCGACACGGTGGTCGGCCTGACCTTGCATCTGTGAGGACGTAGTGCGCGAGGACTGGAGCAACACGCAGGCCAAGTTCCGCCGCATCGCCGCGACCATGGGCGTCAGGCGGATTGCCAAGGAGCTGCCAGCGCACCATGCTACGGTCTACCGGCTAATCCGAGGCGACACACAACAACCGACGCACGCGATGCGTGCTGCCATCACCAGAATCGTCAAACAACACGAGAAGCCATGAGCACCGCTCCCTACTTCCACAAGCAGCACGTCAAGATCGTCACCAACACGACGACGGCGCAGAACACGGACATCCTCGAGTCCGACTTTCAGAAGGTCTACGACGACAGCATCATCCGCGTCACGGCGTGGGGCGGCGCGATGAACCTGCGCTTGGTCCCTAATAGCGGCACAGGCGTCAGCATCTTTGGAGGAGCGACTCTCAGCGGCAATCTCCGATACGAGGAGTTCAATCTGGACAGCGGCAGAACTTGGAACGTCCAGACCAGCACTGGCACGGGCTTGGTCCTCCAGTTCCTGCTTATTGAAGAGGTGCGGCTGTGACGCAAACCGTGCAGGGATACAGGGCTACGCGCAACACGCAGGGCCATCTAACGATCCACGACGTGCCGATCTTCGTCGAGTGCGAGCGTGGCGATGTCTGCTTCAACGCAGACTGGATCCAAACGGCAGTGGCCAAGGCGAAGCAAGCGGCGACCGAGGGATACCTGCCGCCGCTGCACATCAGGCACCACGACGACGGGCCGGTGCCCGAGCCGGCGGGATTCTTCAAGATCACGCGCACGGGGCCGATCACCTTCAAGGGCAAGACGCGCACAGCCATCTTCGCCGACCTCGTCATCACCCGACCGTGGGTTGAGGAAGACGTGCTGGCAGCTCGCCTGCCATACCGCAGCGTCGAGATATTCAACGTCGACAAGCCTGCGATCGACAGCCTCGCGCTACTGGATCACGAGCCGCCATACCTGGAGCTGCCAATGCTCATGGTCGCGGACGTCGAGGAGCCGAGCACGCTCAACGTGCCCACCAGCGGCCAGACGGTGCGCGTCGCATCTGCGACTTTCGCCAACCCCTACCTTGCACAAGCCACACATGCCGAGGATGGCGTGGTAGCGTGCTTTCGTCGCGGGCAAGCTGCCCACCTACTCATGCAGGACGAGGAAACGATGACCACCAAGACGACCGAGCAGGCGACCGGCGCTTCGTTCGCATACGGCGACGACGACGCCAAGATGGCGGACGACAAGGCCGAGGACAAGATGGGCGACAACCCGGAGAAGAAGGCTGAGATGGCTGACGACGCCGAGGACGCCGACGAGAAGATGCAGGAAGGCATGACCGCCGAGGCCGTCTGCGAGGCCATCAAGGCTGGCACCTTCGACATGGAGCAGCTCGCCATGATCGTCGCCGACGCGACCGAGGTCATGGAGGAGAAGGGCGACGCGATGGAGCCCGCGCAGGCCCAAGTGCCCGGCGAGGCCATGGCGCGCATGAGCAAGCTCGAGGGCGAGAACGTCGCGCTCAAGGCTCGTCTCGACGAGCGTGACGCGCTGGATCAGCGCAAGGGCGACGTCGGCGCGGCTCTCAAGCGCCTGGAGGACCGCCCGCTGGGCAGCGACCTCGAGGCCAAGCTGACCGCCTACCACAAGGACCACGGCGCGGCTGCGTTCAAGGACTACGTCGACAGCATGGTGCAGACGTTCGGCGCTCTGAGCCACAGCGACACGGCTGCGGTCGCGTTCGCGGCGCAGGCCAACAAGACGCCCGGCATCGCGCTCAACTACACCGAGCAGGGCACCGACGCTGTCGAGCGCGCTGCGCAGTTCGCCCGCGAGCACGCGGAGCTCACAAGGCACGGCGCGACTCGCATGAGCGAGGACCGCTACGTCGCTGTCAACATGCAACGCGTTGGCTTCGCGGCTGACGCCTAACCCCAACCCCTGACGAGGACTGAATCATGGCAGACGTAACTGCACGCAAGACGCTGGCGACGAAGACTCGCAGCGGTCGGAGCGCCTACCCCATCGCGAACGGCGTCACGCTCTACGAGGGCGCGCTGGTCGGCCTGGAAGGCGGCTATCTCAACCACTGGGACGACGGCGCGGCGGACGTGTTCGTCGGCATCGTGCTCGGCGACGCGCTCGGCGTCTCGCCCGGCGCGGCTCTCACGGGCGACACCAGCGCGACCCCGGTTCCCGAGGCGCGCGTCGATGACAGCGGCGTCACGCTGCTGGGTCTGGATAGCGTTGACGGCACGCCCACTGCGGCCAAGGTCGGCGATGTCGTCTACTGCACGACGAGCAACACCGACGACCTGACCCTGACGGCTGGAGCTCTGAACCACCCCGTCGGCTTTATGTCGGCTTTCCGTTCGGCAACCGATGTCGACGTCACGCTGTTCACGACTGCCGAGCATCTGGCGCAGGCCACCGCCTGATCCACACCCTACCCCTGACCAGAGAGAGACACGATGAGCACCGTCATTGCCAGCCAAGTTCTTGCGAACGGGCTGCGGACTGAGTTCGCCGACACCTACTCGGCCATCCAGAACCGACAGGCGGACAGCCGTCTGTCTCTGGTCATGGACCTGAGCATCGGCGCGACCAACCGCGAGCACGAGTTCGCCTACTTCGAGGCCGCGCCGCACATGGCGCAGTGGACTCGAGGCAGCAGCATCCCCGAGGATGCGTTCGACTCCGTCAGCTTCACGACCCCGGTATACACCTGGGGTCGCCGCATCAAGTGGCACAAGGAAGACCGGAAGGACGACCAGACGCAGAGCCTCATGGACATCGCCCGCATGGCGGGCCAGTCCGCTGCGCTGCTTCCTGAGCGGTTCTTCTTCGACCTGCTGACGGGCGGGACGGACACGCTCCCGGCGGTCCCCAACGCTCCCGACGGCGCTGCGTTCTTCGCTACCACGGCGGGCGGCGCAAACCGCTTCGGCGTGAGCTCCGGCAACCTGCTGACCGGCAACGGCATCGCCAGCGTGTCGGCTATCCGCACGGACTACTACAACGCCATCGAGCAGTTCAAGCAGATGCAGGATGGCAAGGGTCAGCCGCTGCTCTCGGACGAAGTGATCGACAGCGGCGTGGTCTGCGTCCACAGCGCAGCGGATACCGAGGCGATGGAGGAAGCGTTCCTGCAGCGCCGGCAGGGCGAGGTCTACGGCAGCAACACCGCCGCCGCGACGCCCAGCAACCTCGTCCAAGATGCCAGCCGCAACGTGACCCTCTGGGGTTCGCAGCGTCTCGCGACGGGCGACTGGTATGTCTTCCTGCGCAACCCGGCCAAGCGTGCGACGTTCATGCTCGACCGCGAGGGCATCCAGGAATACTCCAGCCTCGAGGGCGACAACAACAGCGACCACACGCGCAACACGGGCGAAGAATACGTCCAGTGGGAGCGTCGCGCGGGCGCTGGCATCGCGCTTCCCTACAGCGCGATCAAGATCAACAACTGATCCAACGCGGCCACGAGCCGGCAGAGAGCTACGGGCCGGGCGTTCACCGTGAACGCTTGGCCTTCTTTTTTGTAACCATGAAACGGAGATGACCCGTATGGCAGCTCGCAAGAAGCAGTTCCCCGACTTCAATCCTGACGTCGGCCAACCCGCAACCCTGACGGCGCAGGAGAAGCCGCAGCAGGGCAAGACGCACATCGGCGGCAGCGACCTTGTTCCTGACCTCGAGGCACACAAGGCGCAGACCGGCGTGGCGCGCAGCTACAAGTATTGGGTCGGAGTGACCCCAAGCTGCCCGCGTGAGCACATCGATCTCGCAGGCATCAACTTCCCCAAGGTCAACGAGAACCTCGTCAGCGACCCCATGCGGACCGGCAACAAGCGCCGCGTGCCCGTCATCGGCGCGATCGTCGACATCGACGAGCACCGCGTGCAGAAGATGCGCGACAAGCTCAAGCGCACAGTCATCCGGTTCCTCGACGACGGCGGGCAGACCGAGGAGCCGGGCACCGGGCAGAACGTCGGCGACAACCACGTCCGCCCGCGTCGCGGCCAGATCATCACGATCCCGACCGAGGAAGAGATCAAGCAGCGCCGCGAGCGCGGCAAGCCGACCAACGAATACCGCCCGCACCCCAACGACGTGCCTGCCGCGCGCTACATGTTCGCGCAGATTTGCGAGGATCAGGAGCGCGGGAGCCGTGGCGAATACTACCCCGACACGCTTGAGACGACGGGCCTGTGGTGGCCCGACGAGCTGTAGACCAGGAGCCAAGCAACCATGAGCGGAACCCCGACCGAAACTGAGATCCAGGCGCAGTGGCGCGCTGCGGTAGACATCCTCGAGACGTTCCGCGCGCACATCGACGGCACGCACGCCGGAGCTGGCGGCAAGTGGGACACACTGCTGCAAAGCCTCGAGGGTGAATACACGCCGACCGAGCTTGCCAACTGGGCCGCGTCGTTCCGCTCTGGTTGCTCCGACCTGATGTCGCCTGCGCTTGGCTCGCAGGCGCTGACGCCAATCCTGTTCGAGTATGCCAACCGCATCGACTCGGACGCCACGGCGACGCAGGGCTTCGGCAGCGGCTTCCGCACGTCGGCGCAAATCTTCCGCGCGCTCTACGACTGGTTCGTCGACAACAGCCTCACGGTGCAGAGCCGAAACATCACCTTCGACACGAGCTCGACGGCAGGAGCAGGCAACATCGGCAACGGCGACTGCGGGCGTCTCACCGAGGACGAGAACGGCTTCGCGCTCGAGGCGTGCCACGTTGAGAAGAAGCTGCTGAAGTGCATCGCCGACCAGAACACTGGCGTGCAGGAGCAGGCCGAGGTCTTCGAGGTCTTGGGTCAGCCCAGCAGCTTCGACAGCGTGCTGCGCGCAAGCTATGGCAGCGGAGCCGATGCCAACACGACCATCGTGAGCCGACATGCTGGGCAAGGCAGCGGTGGCAGTCTGCTGACCAATAGCAGTTTCTCTGAGTTCGACAGTGCGGCGACGCCCAAGTTCACCGGCTGGACCGAGACTAGCGGCAGCGCCAACATCGACCAGGACACGGCTACGTTCTACCGCAGCCACCCCGGCGCGCAGACCGACGCTAGCCTCAAGCTGACCGGCAACGCTCTGCTCAAGCAGACGCTGACCAACATGCGCATCCGGCGGCTCGATGTCGACACGCCCTATCAGTTCCGCATCATGGTCAACAAGGCGGCGGGATCGGGCACGGGCGGCAACATCATCATCCGCATGGGCAGCTCGTCCAAGACTGTCGCACTGACCGCTCTGACCTCGACGTGGAACGAGGTGATCATCGACTTCGACCAGAACTGCTGGCCGCGCGACTTCAACGAGGACGCTTTCGATGTCGAGATCGAATGGGCGAGCGCGAGCAGCGGCTACCTGCTGATCGACGACGCGATCTTTGCGCCGCTTGACCAGATCGACGGCACGTATTGGTTCCTGCGCGCGACCGCGTCGACGCACACGCCGTGGCTGGTCGACGACATCCTGAGCTTCACCGACACAGGCGGCGCGCCGGCAACGGGGCAGATCCAGTGGTGGCTCTGGGTGTCTGGCTTCGGCTACCTGCCCAGCACTACCGGCACCCCTACCTTTATTGACCCGGCCTAACACGTCGCGCACACAACACCATGGCGACGCAGCCTGTCTACCTGTTGCTTGGCGATAGCCTGACGCTGGCCAGCTTTCTCACACCAGCCTACACCACTGCGCTAGCAGACCCGGTCTACACGACGGGTGACCGTGGTTCACTGCAACGGATCTGGGACTACGAAGATCAGGCGGTCGAGAACTACATCGCGCACACAAACAGCCATGGCGGCGGCACGCGCATCCCGCCCGCGCCCTACAATGGCGCTGGTCCAGAGTTCAGCCTGATCGCCAAGCTGGCAGCACGCCATACCACAGACGGCGTCGTGCTGGTCAAGCGTTCATCCGTCAGCGCCACGCTTATCGCAGAGGGCACGGGCTGGGTCGGCGACCCACTCTACAGCGCAGGACGTTGGGCCAAGTCGGTAAGCGGCGAGAACTGGGATGAGTTCCAAACGGACGTTAGCGCGGCGCTGACAGCGATCAGCAGCACGCCGCCAACGCTAGGCGAAGTGCAGGCGATCTTTGTCGCGCTGGGCACGAACGACATGGCTGTGGCGGGCGGCGGCGACCTGTTTGCGGATGCCATCGAGCAGTTTGTGACCGACCTGCGAGCCAGCTACGGCGGCAGCACGACGCCGGTGGTCTGGGTATCACCGCAACTTGGCACGGACGTCTCGATACCAGCGGAGGTGACCAAGGTGCGCGCAGCCATCGCTGCTCGAGCGGCTGCTGACCCCTACCTTGTAGCTGTCGACATCGACGATCTGTCCAAGGCCACAGATCAAATCCATCTAAGTCCGGCTTCGACCATCACGATGGGCGAGCGCATGGATGCCGCGCTTGACGCAGTGCAGCCCATCGAGCCCGACCCGCCGGCTGAACCGGCTGCCGCAGCAGAGCTCTGGGAATACGTGCAGAGCGCGTATGACGTCGACGGACTGGTGACTCTAACCAACATTCGAGATCGCTCGGCCACAACCGTCAACGACGCGGCGGGCATCTCAGCAGCAGACGCGGTCATCGCCCTGTGGCCTGCTTACGCGCAGAACGACTTTGATGCGACGGATGCGCTGCACCTAGAAGTCGGTGCGGTCGGACTGATCTCAGTGCTCTGGCGGCGCGGCGGTGCCAGCTCGGCCATCGAGGAGGTCAAGTGGGATCAGGTCTGGGGACCGGACGGGATGATCCAGAAGGTCCGCCGAACAGATGCGCGCGGACGCGCAGGACCCAAGAGCAACAGCGGCACCATCACCAGCACCGAGAGCGGCACGCAATACGGCTGGAGCGACCGCAAGAACCTGCCCGCTGGCTACATGCCGAGCG